TCACGTTCCGCCGGCGAAAAGCGCCCATCCGCGCTCGACCTCGGCCGTTTCGGCCTGCACGCCGTTCTCCACGCGCGAGATCGAGGCGGCCAAGGGGACCATCGTCTTTCGGTCGCGGGTGTCGAGCGGCTTGTCGGGGTCGAGTCCCGTGTCGTCGGCCACGGCCCGGATATAGGCTTCGGTGCGGTTCTCCGAGGGCGGGGCCCAGCGCGAGATCATGCCGCGGAGCGTGTCTATCCCGTAGCGTGTGCGGTAGGTGTCGAGCAGCACGAAGATGGCGCGGTAGCCCCAGGCGAGGCTTTCAAACTCTTTGAAGTCGGGGTCGCGCGAGGGGCGCACCTCGCCCTTGTAGCGGACCGGAGCCCGGCGGATGTTGCCCGGGTTGCGGTTCTCCAGTCCGCGGCTCATGGTTCCACCTCCTTCCGGATGCGGCGGCGGACGTAGCGGCGGAGCCAGCGGAAGAGCGGCGCGTCGGAGAGTTGCGCGGCGTTTTCGAGAAACGACCACAGCTCCACGCCGCAGGTGAATCCGGCGAAGATCCGCGCCAGGTTCAGCTGCAGGAAGTCGAGCACGCACTGGTCGATGAGCCACGCCATGCCGATCGCCGTGACGGCGAGCGCGAGCTTGAGTACCGTGCGCCATGCCCGGCAGCTCTCGAAGAACCACGCGCGTCCCTCGCGTCGGGCGGCGGCGCGGTCGGCCGCCACTCCCGTGAGGAAATCGATGCCGATGAAGAGCATGCAGGTGGCGACCAGCGGCCCGATCGGGGCGAAGAGGGCGGCGATTCCGGCCGCCGCCCCGCTAACGGATCTGTACAAGGCATCCATCCGTTGAGCAGCGTTTGAGTATGTCGCGAGCGGGGTCGTACTCCGGGAATTCGTCCCGGTGGTCGGAGAGGTACTCCGAGGCGCGGCGGAGCAGCGTGCGGGCCTCGGTGCGCAGGGCCCGTTGCCGGTCCCGCAGCGGGGTGTCGGCGGCGGGCTGCCCCGACGAGCCCTTCGGGGCTGTCGTGCCGCACTGCCCGGTGCGGATATCCAGCCGCGGCTGGACGAGCAGGCGGACGAACAGGGCAATGGGTGCCGCCAGGTAGCCGTCGCGAAATTCGGCATGGGCCCCCGAGAGGAGCTTCTCGTGGAGGGCCTTGCCGATGACCGGTACGATGTAGCGGTGCTCGGCGGCAGCGACGGCAGCCTCGTCGATGGTTGCCGGCGGCAGCGGCTCGTCGGGCGTGAAGGCCCTTCGGAGGGCCTGGGCAGGGGTGATCAGCGTGTTCATTCGATGCTTTTGATGTTGTATTTGGTGATTTCCGACAGGAAGGCCTGTTGCTTCGGGTCTTCGGGGTCGTAGTCGAGCCCGTCGGCCTTGCGGGCCTCCCAGACCTTCATGTAGATGGGCTTCGACCGGGTCGGCGGACGGTTTACGATCTCGAGCGAGGAGGTGTCGATTCCGAGTGTCGCGGTGATGAGCGTGCGGACGGGCTCCGTGAGTTCGGCCTGCTCGGCGAGGATCACCGTGTTGAGCGCCACCTCGTATTCGTGGAGGATCCGTTCGGCGTTGAAGCCCGAGCCGTAGTCCAGACCGCTCAGGGTCCGGAACCACGAGTGGGCCACGACGATGTCGGATGTAGCCTGTTCGTGCAGCGCCTGCCAGTCGCCCTCGTTCTGGGCCGTGATCGGAATGAAGCGCGAGTTGTCCTCCTCGCCGCCGTCGCGCAGGACGAACATCACCTGCCCGGGATTTCCGGCGAACTTCTGCTCGGCCAACCGGACGATGCGTTCGGCTTCGGCCTCGCTGTCGGCCGACGAGTCGAGCATCATCACGCCCGAGAGCTGGAACGAGTTGTCGAGCCGCGAGATATTCCACCTGTCGGTCTTGTAGGCGATGGCCGAGACGTTTAGCCCGGCGATGTAGGGCGGCACGCCGTAGTGTTCGAACGCCGGTTCGTAGTCCTTGTAGTGGATTGCCGTGCGGAGCGTGCCGTTGGCCTGCCTGACGAAGGCGGCCAGCCGCGGCTGTGCGGCCTCGTCGCAGGTGAAACCCTTGCCCGTGATGTAGTCGGCCTTGTCGTTGATGATGCGGCGGTGGGTGGTCGATCGGCGGGCCATCAGGGCCAGGGCCGCCGGGAAGAGGTTGTCGTCGCCCCACCGCCAGAAGCGGTCACTCTCGACGCGCGGGGCGCCGAATGCGGGATAGGGGTCTGAGCGGTCGGAGACGGCGACCGCCGTTCGGATTCTTTTTGCATTGCTCATGTCCGTGTTGCTGTTTTTGGGGGGGCCGCGCCGCCGGGGATCCGTTGCGGAGTCGGGCGGCGCGGCAGAGGGATTACTGCTGGTAGGCGTAGGCCACGAGGCTCTCGTCGAGCAGCTGGCAGCCGGCCATGAAGACGGCGCGCTGGCGGTTCGCCATCTCGTCGGGATTGTACCACATGTGCACCTCGTTGCCGGGCATGTCGGCCGTATTGACGGCCAGCACGAGGTTGCGGCGGTCGGTCAGCAGGCAGAACGACTTGTGGAGCGAGGTCTGCGCCAGGTAGCTGCCCAGGCGGACGTCGATGACCGGGATGCCGTGGTAGGCCAGTCCCTGGCGGCCGTTCACCGCGTCGGTGTAGGCGGCATCGGCACCCTTCGAGTCGAGGTACTTCTCATAGAGGTGGCAGAGGTCCGAGGTGAGGAAGAAGGCCAGCTGCCCCTCGGCCTTGAGGTCCTGCATCCGGGCGTCGGCGTTGGTCCAGAGCGTGTCGAAGAGTTCGACGATCTTCTCGGGCGAGGCGAGGTCGGCGCTCTGGTAGGTCTTGTTGTAGACGCTCTCGTCATCGACGAGCTGCTTGACGATCTTGAGGAATCCGTCGAAGGTGTTGTAGCCCGACTCGGCCGAGGTGTCGCCGACCCACATCGTGGCGCGGATGTTCTCGGCTAGTGCGCGGCGGAAGAGCTCCGTCTCGGCCTTCTCGAGCTCGGTGCCCGTGAGGTCGTCCAGATGCAGGTCGGTGATGGCCGTGACCTGCTCGCAGACCATCGCGAAGTAGTCGGCGGCGGCGAATCCCATCTCGGCCTTCACGCGCTGCAGGTCGATCTTCTTCTCGAGCTTGGCCGCGGCGGCGCCTCCCGACCATCCGGCGTCGGCATATTTCTGGAGGATGTTGCGCTGCCCGTCCCACAGCTGGACGTAGGTGGGGGTCGGCATGTTGTAGAGGATGCGCACGCCCAGCTCCCTGGCCGACCCTCCGGTCAGCATCGGGCGGAAGAAGACGGTCTCGAGTTCGGAGCCGGTGTACTGCTTGGCATTTTCGATGTAGTTCATGGTGTGAAAGGTTTTTATGGTTTTTTGAATTGTCGGGCCCCGGAACGGAGCCCGGTCGTTGCTCTATTTCCGCAGCCGGCGGGCATCTTCGGCATAGGCGCGGGCGTTGGCCGTCTGCACGGGGTCGCCGTAGGAGGGGTCCTCCGTCGGGAGCACCCGTGTCGGGAGCGCTTTGCGGCGGGCCTCTTCGGCCGCGGCTTCGGCCATCTTTCGGCGCAGCTCCTGCCCCGAGTCGGGGTGGAGGATGTTGCGCCCCTCGGGGAGCGGCTGCCCGGAGCGCAGGCCGATGCCGCACAGCAACCGCTCCCATCCGCGGGCGAGGTTGCGGGTCAGTGCCGAGGCGCCGCCCGCCTCGTCGGTCATGCGGTCGGCCAGCCCCGCCCCGACGGCCTCCTCGGGCGAGAGCCAGCGGCCGTTGCCGTTGTTCTCGGCCATCAGGGCTTCGAACTCTCCGACCGGACGACCCGACCGGGCGGCGTAGAGCCCGGCGATGCGTGCGTCGGTCTGCCGGAGCAACTCGACCTTTGCGGCGAGCTCCGCGGCGTTGCCTTCGGAGGCGCAGATCGAGTTGTGGATCAGGTAGAGGGCGTTGGCCGAGATTTCGCGGCATCCGGGCGATGCGGCCTGTGCGATGATCGTCGCGGCCGAGGCCGTGTATCCGTAACAGCGGGTGGTGATGCGCCCCGGAAGGGACCGGAGGGCGTCGTGAATCAGCAGGGCGTCGTTCACGTCGCCTCCCGTCGAGCGGATCTCGACGATCACCTCCGGGCTCTCGATCCGGGCGATGCGCCCGAGCGTTTCCCGGAACCGTTCGTAGGTGGCCACCCGGCTGTCGGGTGTCTCGAACTGCCACTCTTCGGGGACACCGATCGTCCCTTCGATCTCGATGCGGCAGAGGTCAGCCCTGTTGTGGATTTGGATTTCGGATTTCATGGTTCAGCGTTTGAAGGTTTCGTAGAATGCATACCGGGCCTTCTCGTAGGAGCAGGCGAAGGCTTCGGCCGCGGCGTGGAAGGCTTCGCAGCGGGGGGGTCCGGAGCGCTCCAGCCGGGCTATTTCGTCGCGTATGGCGGCCTGCTCGCAGCGTCGGGGGCTCAGCAGCCCTTCGCGGAAGAGCACCTCGACGGCCTCGACGGCCGTCATTCCGCGGACGCGGTCGGATGCGGCGCGGATCATCCGTTCTTCGATTCGTGTCATTTTCTTTTGCGTGTGGAATGGTTGTGTGTGGAACGATGGCTTACTCTTCGCAGAGCCGGTCGAACGTGCAGCGGACCGAGGCGGCTTCGGGATCGTACTCCCCGATGCTGCGGAGCGTGGCGCGGACGATCCCGCGGCCCGTGTCGATGCGGAATACGGAGCGGATGTCCGGGGCTCCGGAGCCGGGTGCGAGCAGCGCGGCGAATTCGTCGGGGTCGATCCGCAGCGCGAGCGAGATGCGCTCCCGGGTGGCCTCCCTCCGGACCTGGCGGTCGTAGTAGCGGTGCAGTCCCCGGGCTTCGCCGCGGTCCTCGAAGCCGAGTGTGAAGGGCTCCCCGTCGCTGTCGCCGTCGAAGAGGAAGGCCGCAAGCGGATAGGCCGCCTCGCCCGAGGGGTATCCCCCACCGCTCGCCTTCGGGCAGGGAGTGCATCCCGGCGTAGCGCACGATGCGGGGTGTGACCTCCTGCCCCTGTTCGGCATCGTCGCGGTCGCCGACCTGAAGGATCAGCGCCGAGGGGGCGTTGAGGTAGTGCCCCGCCGAGCAGAGCGAGGGGGCGAAGAGCGGGTTGCGGCGTGTCTCCGGGCCGACGAGCGTCGCCTGCGAATCGATGCGCACGCTCCACGAGCCGAGCGTCTCCCCGGTCTCGGCATCGGCCCGCCGGACGGTACCGTCGCCCTCGCGGTAGCACCACGTCCGCTCCTCGTGGAGTTCCAGTGCGAGGTCCTTCATTTCGACGGGCTGCGAGAAGTCGGTCCGGTCGCTCCAGTCGGCCTCGGGCCCCGCCCCGAGAAACTCCTCCTCGGGTTCGACCCACACCACCTTGCGTCCCTCCTCGGAGTAGAAGCGCAGGTTAAACAGGTGGGCGAGCGCTTCGAGCAGTTCGATCTGGCGGATCTCGACCTGCGCCACGTCGGTGAACGAGAGCGACGATCCGAATCCCGGGCCGGGGAGGAAGAGCGGGCGGAGCGAACACTCCCGGTGGACCGTAATCGGCGTCCCGGGTGCCGCCCCGGCGAAGTAGATCTGGTCGAAATAGCGCGGCTGTGCGGGCGACACCCGCTCGGAGGCGGTCCGGACGCGGATCTCCACGGTGGTTTCTCCCTCCTCGCCGACGTAGCCCGCGTAGAGGGCCCAGTCTCCGTCGTAGGGCTTCCACCCGTCGGAACCGAGCACCTCGAGCCGTTCGTCGGCGAAGTCGCCTGGAGGAGCCGTCACTGCGGCCGACCGGGTGCCGAACGTTCCCCAGACGGTGTCGGGTGTACCGTCGATCCGCCCCGTCAGGCGATGCGGTGGCCGGTGGTGTAGCGCAGGAAGAACTCGAACCCGACGGTCGTCTCGGTTGGCGGAGAGAAGCGGATGCGCCCGTCGTCGTCCGTACCGAAGCAGTCTCCGTTGTTGTAGAGCCCGTCGATGGGCTTCCCCTCCGCGTCGGGGCTCTGCGGGGTGGCCGTATCGACGATGTTGCCCACCGAGTGGAGCACGCTTGCCGGGTTGGCATCGACCTTGCCGGCCTCGTTGGCCTCGGCCTGCGTGTCGCCCCGGCGGCGGGCCTGGAATCCCATGCGGCCGGCCGCCGCGGTCGTGTCGTGCGAGGCGTAGGCCCCGCTCATGTAGAGCGAGCGGAAGAAGTCGCTCTCGAAAAAGCGGCTGCGGAGGGTGTATCCCGCCTCGTGGAACATCCGCTCGACGAGCGGGGCGATCCGAAGGAACGGGTGGTAGTCGTCCGGCGAGAGGATCCGTTCGGCCGGCATCAGGTCCGACGAACCGTTGCGCCGGGGATACTCGTCGCGGTGGATTGGGAAGAATTTTACGGGCGACGCATCCTGCCAGCCGGCACAGATCTCCGTCGGGGTCAGGTGCCCCGCATAGTCGATTCCGAGCGTGTTGAACATCCTGCGGGCGGTGTTCTCGGCCCATCCGGCCCCTCCGTCGCGGATCTCGATCGTGTACTCCTCCTCCGACGACGAGAGCAGGCGGACCCGTCCCGCGAGCAGCACGGCCCCCTGTGCCGTGACGGCGGCCTCGTGGGGTTCGTCGTTGAAACGGACGGCCGCATGCGGGTCGAGCGGTGAGCCGAGCAGCCGGTCGTTACGGGGAGTGGCGGGGATCCGGCATTCGAGTCTCCGCCCCGTGCGGCATGCATCGGGGGCCGACAGCCGCGCAGCGTCGTATCCGGGTACTGCGATCCGGATGCTTCCCAGGTCGCAGACCTGGCCGTCGATGGTCAGCTCCATGGCGTGTCGGTTTCGATTTTCTCCCGGATCTCGAGGCTGAGGCTGCACAGCTCCCCGAGCCGCCGGAGCGTCGCCTCCTCGGTTGTGACATCGACCGGAATACAGCCCCCGTCCGTCACCCTCCAGACTGCGGGCGACGAGGTGATCTCGGCTAGTGCCGCCAGCACGCCGGGTGCTTCGTAGGCCGATTCGATGCGCGTGAGCCGCTCCTGTCCGCCGATTCGTGCGGCGTATCCCCGGCGGTTTTCGGCTCGGTTCTTCTCCGTGCGCAGCCGCACCTCGCGGACCACCGGGAAGGTGTAGTGCTCGACCGATCCGATGCTGCTCCGCCAGGCCAGACGGCAACTCTCGCTGCGGGCCGGGACCACCGTGTAGTGGATCGTGCCCATCGTTCCGAAGTCGAGCGTGACCTCCTCCGCGTCGGGAAAGTCCTTGAGATCGAGGCGGAAGAGAAACAGTCCGGCGCTGCTGGCCTCGTAGCGGTGGAACTCCGTACGGTCGCCGCTGCGTACGGTGACGGCCGCCGCAACCGATCCGAATTCGGGCATCGTGATCGAGATCTCTTCGCCGGCTCCGGCCGGGATGATCCGCTCGGCCGGCATCGTGGTGCGCAGGGCGGGTTCGGCGGAACAGGCCGGGCCAGCGAGGAAGCTGCGTGCCGGGGCTGTAGCTTCCGCCCGGTCGGGAAAGCTCCCGGCGGGGGCCGCTTCGGCCGTGGCGGTCACCGTGCGCCCCGCAGCCGGGGTAAAGCCGGTTTCGTCGTCGGCCGGTTCGAACCGCAGGGCGCGACGCAGCAGGGGTGCCGCGTCGCAGCGGGCCTCCCTGACGCCGACGTAGCGCCGCATACCGAGGCAGGTCGTGCCGTCCGATGCGACGAGACGGAGGTCGATGTCCGCCGCCTCGGGGCTCTCCACGACGTAGATCGCCCCGGAGCCGAGTGCGGTATACTGTTCGGGAATTTGTGTAAAGGTCATGGTGGATATGGATTTGTAAAGGTGGATGTGTCGATGGCGCCGGGCGGCAGGGACCGGGAGGAGGTGCCGTCCGGCAGGAATGCCGTGCCGCCGGTCTGGACAGGGCGGTGCGGGCGGCGGTCCGGAGTGTTCAT